TCGTTGACGGCACAGAGATTCAATGGGAAGGCGAGTTGGCCGTAGGTACTGCTATTTTCGTTGTAACAAACGAAGGCTTGATTCCTGCTCCAGACGCTACTCACGAAGTTGAAGGCGGAATGTTGGTTACCACCGAAGGCGGTTTGGTAACTGAGATTGTTGAAGTAGAGGCAGAAGTTGAGGTTGAAGTAGAGGCAGAGAAATTTGCTACTTTGGAAGCCTTTGAGGTTGCCGTTGCTGAATTGAAATCTGCCATCGCTGACTTGAACTCTAAAGTAGAAAAGTATGGCGAGAAATTCGCTGCTCAAAGTGAGGCCGTTTCTAAGGCCGTTGATTTGGTAGAGGCTATCGCTGAACTGCCCTCTGCTGAACCCGTAAAAAAGGACGAAGTGAAATTGTCCAAGAAAGACCAGCAGTTCGCAAACATTGTCAAAATTGCACAAACCTTAAAATCTAAATAATCATGGCATTTAATGTAACCGGGTTAACTAATTATGTTAACGAGCAAAGCACCGACATCCTTGTAAAGAGTTTGTTTGGTAGCAAGACGGCCTCTGTTCTTCAAGCAGCAGGTCAAGTTCAAGTAGGTGTAAAGAGCGCAGAGGCGTTAAACATCCTTGACAGCACAGTTTATTTTCAGACGGACGGATGTGGGTACACGAGTTCTGGAAGCACCACTTTCTCTCAGCGTACTATCACCGTTGGTAAAATCAAAGTAGAAGAGGACTTGTGTCCAAAAACTTTGGAAGCCAAGTGGATGCAAACCCAAATCGCTGCTGGTTCTCCTACCGCTGTTCCTTTTGAACAAGCCATCACCGAGAGCAAGGCTTCTGTCATCGCCAAGCAGTTGGAAGTTGCTATGTGGCAGGGCGATACTGCTACTTCTAACACTAACCCCAACACCAACAAGTTTGATGGTTTCAACAAAATCATTGATGCCGTTTCTGCTTCTACCGTTGTTGGTAACACTTCAAGCGCAACCGCTATCACTACCACCAACATTGAGGCTTTGGTAGACGATATCTACAACGCTCTTCCTGCTGACATCGCTGAGGCTGATGACTTGGTTTTGTGGGTTGGTATTGACACTTTCAAGAAGTACACTACTGCTCTTCGCAACTCTAACTTGTTCCACTACGCTGTAGAGGCAGAAGGTTTGGAGATGATGATTCCCGGCACGAACTTGAAAATGATTGGTACTGGTGGCTTGAATGGTTCTAACCGTATGTATGCTGGTCGCTTGTCTAACTTCTTTGTAGGTACTGACTTAGCAAATGAAGAGGAGGAAATCCGCTACTGGTATTCAATGGATAACGACACTGTACGCTTCCGTATGACTTGCAAATATGGGGTGCAAATTGCATTCCCTGACCAAATCTGCCGATTCGTATTGGCCTAATTAATTAAGGAGGATAGATTATGAGTTGTGCAATAACCCAAGGTTTTACCCTTGATTGTAAAGATGCCGTTGGAGGCATTAAGTCTATCCACTTGATTGATTGGGCTGCTTCTGGATTCTCAATAGGTGGTGGCGAAGTAACTGCCACCACCGTTACGGGTGGTGTTTACACCTACGAACTTCCCAAGGGAACGGGTTCAATGGTGGTAACTACCAATGTAAGCACCGAGAACGGAACATCTTTCAACCAAGCGGATGTCGCTTTCAAACTCCGCAGATTGTCTACTGCAAAGCGTAACGAGTTGAAACTCCTTGCTGCTGGTCGTGTATTCTGTATTGTAAAAGATAACAATGATGAGGCATGGCTTGCAGGTTATGAGTATGGCTGCGATGTCACTTCAATGGTTGCCAATACTGGCACGGCTATGGGTGACTCCGTAGGCTACGAAGTTACACTTTCTGCGATTGAATCTGAAGCCCCCTACAAGGTGCAGGCTTCAGTACTTACCTCTCTGGGAATCTAATTTCTGGTTTTCATAGTGTTTGAAATTGGGGTTGCAATAGCAGCCCCTTTTTCTTTATATTGCATTATGCAAAAGTATTACCCTATCAAAGGGCTTTCTTCCTATTCTATCAATCAAGAAGGCCAAGTTTACTCTCATCTTACAAACAGAATTTTGAAACCCTATTTGGGGACAAATGGTTATTTTGTTTTTGACTTATCTTCTCCAAGTGGGAGGATGTATTATCAGCACAGATTGATTGCAGAAACCTTTATCCCAAATCCAGAGTTCAAGTCAGATGTGAACCACATCAACGGAAACAAACAAGACAATCGTTTAGAGAACCTGGAATGGGCAACAAGGTCAGAGAATGTCAAACACGCTCATCGTTTAGGATTGAGAGCGATAACAGAGAAAAACAGAATAGCAACAAGCAAATCAAACTCTAAACCAATTATTGACCTTTGGACTGGAGTTGTTTTTGATTCTTTGAAATTGGCTTGTGAGGCTTTGAATATGTCTTACTCTCCAACTGCCTTGAGGATATCTCGCAAAAGAGAAAAGCGATTGTTGTATATTTGATGAACTTTTGCTTGTGGATAGGCCTCCTTCGGGAGGTCTTTCTGCTTTTTGCCATTATTCAAAAAATGCTATTTGTTAGTGATGTTGCAGATTGACAAGGCCGAAACCAAGAACTGGATTCTAACCCTTACGGAGAAGGTCACAATCTCTCCCGTTTATTTCCTTTTCTCGTTTACGCATCGTTTGACAAATGTGACAACTAATGTCCTTTTGACAGATTCAAGTTCTTACACCGAGAGATACAACAAATTTGCGGTAACTGAGGGAAGCACATTCACGCTTGATGCTGGAGAGTTTATGTACAAGGTTTATGCCCAAACCTCCAACTCAAACACCGACCCAGATTTGGCAGATGAATTGGTTGAGGAAGGTCTTCTCAAAGTTGACTTCACTCCTGCTGCTGCACCTCAATACACCGTCACTCTCAATGAGAAAATATATGAAATTGAAGCACCAGAGGTCATTGCTTACCTTCTTTTGGAGAATGGTGATTTCTTGCTTCAAGAAGATGATTCAAAAATTGTACTATAATGGCAGATAAAAAGATTTCAGCACTTGACGCAATAGTTGATGTTGCTGCTGGGGATGTTCTCCCTATCGTTGACACATCCGTTGCAACCACAAAGAAAATCACAATCACTCAAATCAAAGCCCAAGCACCCGTTCAAAGCGTTGCTGGAAGAACTGGCGATGTCACTATCGCAGCGACTGACATTGATGCAAATGTCAGCAATACAGAGTTCGGGTATTTGAATGGAGTGACTTCTGCCATACAAACCCAAATAGACGGCAAACAAGCAACTCTTGTTTCAGGCACAAATATCAAGACCGTCAATTCAACTTCTCTTCTTGGTTCTGGTGACATTACTATTTCAGCCTCAGCCGCTTGGGGTGGCATTACTGGCACTTTGTCAAGCCAAACGGATTTGCAGTCAGCATTAGACGGGAAAGTTGACGAAAACGCTGCAATCACGGGAGCAACCAAAACCAAAATAACCTATGACTCCAAAGGCTTGGTAACTGCTGGGGCTGACCTTGCTGCTGGAGATTTGCCAACGGGAATAGATGCGGCCAAGATTGCAGACGGCACGGTAAGCAATACAGAGTTCCAGTACATAGGCGGTTTGACCTCTGACGCTCAGACGCAGATAAACGGCAAACAAGCCACAATAACGGGAGCGGCTACAACTATAACAAGCAGCGACCTGACAACGGCCAGAGCTTTGGTTTCTGACGGAAGCGGAAAGGTGGCGGTTTCTTCGGTGACCTCTACAGAGTTGGGATATGTTAGCGGAGTCACATCAGCAATTCAAACACAGGTAGACGGCAAGTTGGCTAAATTTGACGGCACGACCTACGACATAAATGCCCTTGCCTGTGTCACCCAAGCCGAGTACGATGCCTTAACCCCTTCTTCTACAACCATCTATTTCATTGTATAAATGAAAATCGGAAGCAGCGATATATCTGCGGCCTATATTGGCTCAACTGCAATCAATAAAGTTTATATTGGAAGTACGGAGGTTTGGAGTTCTATGGATGCCGACTATGCCGCTATCCTAAACTACGCCACTACACAAGGGTACACCTTGCCAAGTGCATCTCAACAAACCTTGCAAAATCAGTTAGTTGTTGATTTGAAAGCGGCTGGTGTATGGTCTAAACTTGACACCTTTGCTGTATTTGCGACTGATGGAGATAGTGATTTTGCTTTGATTGACTGGATAAACCTAAGCCAATACACGGCGTATAATAGCCCGACTTTTACAAGCAATGACGGATTTACTGGCGATGGCGTTTCGGCATATATTGACACAAATTTTAATCCAAGCACAAGTGGGGTAAATTATACACT